GAATGTCTTCCTGTATTCTTAGCATCTCAATGTCATGTCTCTTAATCGCTGCTTTTACCTTTTCCCCCCTGTCAAGTAGCGCCAACTCTTCCATCATTAGCGTCTTCATTCTCGCGGATATGTCTTTTGTTGGATCCTCTCCTTCACCTGGAGGTTTGACTTCGTTCGGTTTTTTTACAGGCACAAGACGCCCGCCAGGACCAGACACCTGGAAGTCGCCAACACCTGGTATGGTGTGGACCTTTTGAACAATATCAATGACTAATGTCCGCCGTTTTGTCAACTCATCAATCAATTTTGACACATCTTCAATTTTCTTTTCTAAATCATTTAGATCACCAATCTGCCCCTTAAAATACGACATGGCGCTGACTCTTTCAAAAGCAGCCTCCAAATCTTTAAGCTCTTTATTCGCCTTTTCTAGCTCTTGATCCATCTTTTCAATCGACTCACCTTTAAAAGCCTCATCAATATTTTTCAACCTATCAAAATGATCGCCAATAGCAGCCAACGCACCGACAATTGGCAAGGCTACAAGTGAAAATTTGCCGATCAGCGTTAAAAATACCTTCAACTTAACACCTGCTAAGTTGGCTGCGGTGGCTAACCCAGCAAACCCAGTTGCGGCGAGTGCTAATGTGCCAAGAATGCCTTGTATGGCGGTTGGCAGTTTACCTAGCATATCAACAAAATTTGTCAGAACGTCCACAACAGGCACGACAGCAGGCAGCATTCTTTGACCGAGCGTAGTGGTCAAACCTTTGACTCTATTGTCCAGCGCCTTAAATTGCTGTGCCGGTGATAACTCTATTAATTCTTTGATGCTATCCTTATTTTTATCAAAGCCTTTTGATAAAGAATTAATTAGCACACGCGCGGTAATTTTTCCCTCTTTAGACAATTCCTTTAATTCGCCAACTTGAACATTTAATTCATCGGCGACTAAACCAAGTATGCCAGGCAATTGCTCAGAAATGCTCCTAAATTCATCACCTTGAAGTCGTCCTGAGCCTAATGCCTGACTCAGTTGTCTAAATGCTGCAGATGCCTCATCGGCTGACGTACCACTGGCAAACGCGACTGCGTTAAAGCCTTGAAATGTTGATTGTATCTCATCCAGAGAAATACCCAGTGGACGCAACCTTGCAAATATATCAGAAAACGCATCAGTGGATTCGGCCAATGATAGGTTAAAAGTTTTTGCGTTCTGACCAACTAATCTCTGCACCCTGCCAAACTCGCCATACTGCTCAGCTAACAACTTGAGGCGGAGCTGCGACTGCTCAAAAGAAGCGGCCTGCTTAATTGTTCTTCTTGTAAATTCAGCAATACCAATACCAAGTAAAGCTCCCTTTAGCCCCTTGAATTTATCTGTCGCATTTTTAACAGCGCGACCTGCTTTGTCCATGCCATCTTTTATTTTTTTACCCGCACTTTTTGCTTTTTTGCCAACTCTCTCTACTTCTTGCTGGGCCCTTTTGGCTGCCTTGCTTAACTTATCAGTCGCCGCAGAAACTCTCTTAAACTGCTGAACAGCATTAACGGCCTTAACAATAATCTCAACTGCAGCCACATTACAATTAAATCCCTAAAAACACTTTACCTCCGTCGTGCCTTTGCACGCTCAGCCTCGCGCTTCTCTTCCTCTACCTTATTTTCAAAATAAGCTGCCCAATATATGAACTCAGCCTCGGTCAACTCTTGTCTAAGTCGGTTTACTGTCATCCCTAATTCGCAGGCTAAGTAAAACTCAAAGGTGAGCCAACTGTCCTGCTTTAGTCGTTTTTTGCTTCATCTAAACTCGCCTCATCCGCAAGTTCAAACAAGAACAATTCCAAATCATTAAGGATTTTCTCTGGTAGCTCGCGCTGCAATTTGACTACATCAGCCAAAGCAAATGCCTTACTTCCATTCTCAAGCTCGGCCATTTGGCACAACATCTGTGTGCTGATGTCCAAAGCCTGGTCTGTATGCGCGAGTGATTGTGCCCTTTTACGATCAGATCTTGTAATTGGCTTGAAATAAAGGCTCATTCCAATCGAGCCATCAGGTTTTTTGATGTCAAATTTTCGACGCTCAGATAGATCGAACATGCCTACCAGCATGTCAACCGTTCTCTCAGGTGTTTTCATGAAATCAGATCGCGCTTGTAATTGTTCCTGTGCAGGTGAAGTTGACGTTAATCACTTCAATCTCGCCCACTGTAGCAGCATACTCCGCTCCAGTGATGAGTGCGTCGAATGACAGCTTCTTGCCAGTCGCCAAATACAACTCAAGATGCGCGTTTGCTGTATCATTCACAATCAATGATTCATTCAGCAAGTCAAGTTTGTCGCCAGCAGATGGTGCATCATATAGCACCTCAATGGACCCAGAACCACCAACAAGGCCGCCTACATACTTACGAGAATTGTCGGCGTGTGCAGTAACTTCCAGCTGCTCTTTCTCAACCGTAAGTGACCATGTGCGCACTGCTGCGATTGTAGAGATGCCAGATGATGCATCTTTGTCGAATTTAACAAAGCCTTGTTCGCCGCGATAAAATGCCATGATCAAATAGACAGAGTTACGGATCCGCTAGTCACGAAATTAACCGTGACAATACTTATATCTCCTACTGTAGATGTTAGCTCTGTTGAAGTTGGTACTCCTCTAAAAAATACTTTTCTTGCGCTGCCATCTAGAAATAACTCAAACACTACTAAGTCGTCAGCGTTGCCAGTATTAACTCGCTCAACGAAGTTGTTTGTTTCTCCAGAGCCTCCTGTATAAAAAAGCTCAACAGTCCCCGACCCACTGATAATGCTGCCCACATTTGTGGCATGTGTATCGCCCATTGATGTGGTCTCAAGAATGGACTTATCTAGTGTCAATGACCATGACCTAGTGCTTGCTACTGTTCCTGTTTTGGCGGCTGTTCCAGTGCCTGAACCCGCAGCATTGGCTGTAAAAATAGTGCCTGGGTTAGAATCAGCTGCACCAATAGTTGTAAAATCAGAGTTGCCAGTCGTAAGAATGACGCAAAGATCGCCGTCAGCTAAAGCTGTGATGGCTGCGGACGTACTACCAAACTTAACAAGGCCATCCTCGCCCCTATAAAATGCCATAATTAAAGTTCCTCAATAAATTCAAAGGTGGCGCGGACTTGAGTTTGATAAAAACCGTCTGGCAATGTGGAATTCACAACCATTGGGCCAATTGGTGCGTCAAAGTAAATATCTGACACATTAATTCTATTATAGAGATCGCGGATACGTTTACCTAAAACAAGGCTCGCGGAAGTGCCTGTATTAGCAGGCGTAAATATATTGACTAGCAACAATCCTGTCAAAAGATTGTCGCCACCAACATCACCTACAACATCGCCCTGGAGCGTTAGATTATCTGAGTCGCCAAAAGACACTTGGCATTGGACCCAGCTTGTGTTTGGGGTCGGCTTAAATACTACATTATTAAAAACGACTGGAACTGTAGGAGAACTCGCCAACTCAGTTGCAAGTCTGCCTTCAATAGTTGCTCTTATTGTGTTACGATTGGCAAATGGCATGTCATAAAGTCTCAAATACGTTGAACGGCACTACCACTTGAGTCTGGAAGAAAGACCCGACATTGCTGCTATAAATAATGTTAGGGCCGGTTAATGGCTGAAACTGTATGTCGCTTAAGATCTGTCGCGTAAACAGGCTGCAAACCTTGTTCGCTAAATCATAATTTTGCCCCACACCAATTCCTGCGGGTGTGAATATATTGACAATAACATCTCCGAATAATCTGTTTGATAAGCTACTTGAGTCCCCTAACGTTATGTATTGTGTCGCGTCAAACTCAACCGTACATTGCAAATAAGAATCTCTAGGGGTGGGCTTGTAGACAAGGTTGGCGAACGCTATTGGAGTGGCAGTCGCTTCAGGCGACTCAGTTACAATAGTTATGCCGCTTTCACTAATCAAAGTAAAGTTGGCTTCTGTATTAACGTCTGCGCCAAAACCTGCCAGTAAATGCGTCTCAATGACTGCTCGGACATCATTGAGTGATAAAGCCGCCATTACCTTTTGCCTTGCACAATTTGATCATATGCCTTTGTGACAAACCTCTGCATATTTTTGGCGATCTGATCTGGATAGCCTTTTGTAATTTGATTGTTTTTACTGCGCCAACCAGGTGGCTTGGCATTTCGCCATGAATATGGCAAGTTTGTGCCGAAGATAACTGGTTCGGCGTATGGCTGATTGTTGTAGCAATGATAATTATTGCCCAGCTTCTCTTTGCCCGCCGTATAGTTAAACCCAACTTGCGGTGTGATGGCTATGCCATAGTCGCCCTTAGGCTTTACGTTTGCATCATTGCTTGTATTCTCGCCGACCTGCCAACTTGATCTTAGTGTGCCAGTATCGATTGGGCTACTCTTTTTAAGCCTTTTGTCAGTCTCAAACACTACAACACGCAAAAGCCGTTCAACCTGACCATATAAATAATCATCTATCTTGTCGATTTTAATGATTTTTCTGCTCATTACGTTCTTAAATAAATCTCATAGACAATCGCCTCATTGTCTTGCTCAATAACGTCGACTCTAACAATATGGTAGATTACGCTCTCAATTGTAACTCTGTCATCAATCAACGGCTCATTACTCAGTGATAGCGCCGATACTGTAAGTTTTTTGTCGATCTCTAGAATCGATGTTTTGCTTGCACCATATGTCAAATTATTTTTCTCGACATTCTTAACATCATCCAAGACTCCTTTGACTGTCTCAGATGAAATGCTTTCAGACACCTCGCCTGAAGTCGTGTTGTAAGCGCCTTGAGTTATAAAGTTTACTGTAACGTCGCCACCAACTTTTTTGATTGCAGTGTCAGCAGCTCGCTTCAGTGCATCTTTTAATGCCATTACAGTCGATACGCAATTGCTGCACCACCACTCAGTGTGATGCTTGTGATCGTGCCATACAAGTATGAGTCGGCTGGAAACTGCTCATTAGCAAGAGAGTTGCCGGTGATGTCTTCAGCACTTATCGCGCTAATAGTGCTTGCTTCATAAAAATACACAGCACAGAATCGCCCTGTGTGTGCGTTTGTATCAGTAATCGCCTCAGCGCCGTTGTCAAACATCATGATTAACTCCGCTTAACTGCAATGTTGCCTGGTCCACTAATTCTAAGTCCTACAAGATAGCGTTCGACCATCGGAGGTATTCTATCGGCCCCAACTGCCCCATATTTGTCAGTGTCAAGCTCGATGCTGCCAATTTTGAGCTTTTTAAAATCCTCTAGCCCACTCAAACTCACGCCATCTTTGTTATTGTGCAAATATACGGCAAGCTCAACCTGCGCTCGCTTTATCTCATAAGGAATCTCAGTGTCTGTGTAGTAATCTGTTGTGACCCTAAATGGAAATCCAACTGAATAAGTATTAATGTAGGTGTCGGGCCTTCTGACACCAGTTCTAGGCCATTGCATCGCCTGTGTCTCAGTAGCGCGAGCACCAAGAAATCTTTCTCTGTCCAGCCTCTGTGCAGCGTAAGCTAATGCGCGATTACGACTGTCAGTAGTACCAGTGCCCCAGTCGGTCACATCTGCGTTCTGTACCATCGCGTCAACAAAATCATTTGCCGCCGTTAGCGTCAGATAACTGTTCGCGTTGGCTCCGCCTGCTGTTGCGTCGATTGTCACTGCCATTCTTCTTA